ACTCCGAAGAGTAATGACAGTACTACATCAACGTTTACTATTATGGAGATTGCGGGGTAATGAAACAAAAAATGGAGATGACACCTGAGCTTAAAGTTCAGATGGATCTACTGGCACATGAAAAAGAATGTGCGATTAGATATGAAGCAGTAAATGATCGCTTAAGAAACCTAGATAAACGTATGTGGAGGCTAGAGGCTATGTCTATGGCAAGCACATTCGGTGTTATTGCATTAGTTGTAGCAATAGTAATGAAGTAATGGAATTAGTTTTTGCACTTATAACTTATCTTGGAGCAGTTAGGATCGATCAATCTTACTTTAAAAACATAAATGATTGTTTATATTTTGCAAAACGAATTAATAGTAACGTAACAATACAGCAAAGTACACCGAGGAAATACACAGCTGTTTGTGAACCAAGGAAGGTAAATAATAAAACAAAGGTGTACTAATGGTAGATCCAGTAACAATAACAGCCGCTTTAGGAGTGGCTAACTCAGCATTTAATGCAATTAAACAAGGGTTCTCTGTAGGTAGAGATATAGAACAAATGTCAGGTGATATTGGCAGATGGATGGGAGCAGTAAGTGATGTTGATAATGCTGAAAAACAAGCTAAAAACCCACCTTTGTTTGGTAAACTTTTTAAAGCAGGTTCTATTGAAGAAGCAGCATTGTCTGCTTATGCAGCCAAGAAGAAGCTTGAGGAACAAAGGTATGAACTCAAGATTTTTTTAAATATGACCTATGGACCTCAAGCATATGATGATCTTTTAAAAATGGAAGGTCAAATAAGAAAACAAAGGCAAGAAACTGTTTATAAGCGTCAACAGCTTAGACGACAAATAGGTGAAGCAATAGCGTGGATTACGGTTGTAGTTATTATAGGTGGCTTTGCAATCTTAGTAGCTAGTATTTGGTCTAAGAAAGCTAGAGCTTATGAGTATAAATCAAAGTCATATACTAAACAACAGCTATTAAATCAAGGTATTGTTGATAAAAAGAAGTATACAACTTGTAGATTGAAGAAAAGAGTTACATCAAGGTATACAGATAAAAGAGCCTGTATCTATCAAGGTGGCAATAAAACATTTACAATGATGATTGAAACTTGGTGTCCAAAGAAATATAAGTGTGTATATAATCCCAATGGTGAAGAACCTGATATAGATAAAGTCATGGAAAGTTTAAGAAGCATAGGTAAAAAATGATATGTGTATATGAATCTAAAGATTATAAAATTGAATTATTAGATCGAAAAGGTAAAGTATATTATAAAAATAAATTAGGTTTTATAGGGGATACTCGTATTGCGATATCTATGTTTTTAAGACATAGTACTGATACTGATATTAATTTAAAATTAAAAAGGAGGATACGTAAAGGAGCATGAAATGGTTAAAGAAAAATTGTTACAAATTAAGTTTATTAAGTATATTTATAATGTCATTAAGTTCATGTGGCATGGGTGTTGTAAAAAATGCGAATGTACCTGTAAGTAGTCATTGTCATTTGGAGCATATATAATGTCTTGGTTAATAAAATTATTTAATAGATATACATCATGTAAGTCAAATCCTTATTATGACTTAGCAAAACATAGAGTACATACAACTAAATATCACGACTTATGTATGTAAGGAGGACAAATGTTAACAGCACTTATTGGTCCTGTATCTAATCTTCTAGGAAAATTTATAGAAGATAAAGATATGAAGAATAAACTTGCTCATGAAGTAGCCACAATGGCTGAAAATCATGCTCAAGAGTTAGCCAAAGGACAGCTAGCAATTAATCAAACAGAAGCTAAACATAAAAGCATATTTGTAGCTGGGTGGAGACCTTTTATTGGGTGGACATGCGGTGTTGCTTTGTGTTGGCACTTCGTACTTGCACCTGTAACTATATTTATATGTGCATACTTATCAGTAACAATACCTGAGTTACCTACATTTGATATGGGCAGTCTTATGACTGTTCTCATGGGCATGTTAGGCTTAGGTGGTCTTAGAAGTTTTGAAAAGTATAAAGGATTAACTAAATGAGATGTAAGACTTGTGAATTATATGAATGTGTAGTAGAAGAATGTAATTGTGATTGTCACGAGGAGATAGATTATGAATGGAAAAAAGAAAGTACCAGTGAAGAAGAAGTCAACAGTTAACTCATCAGGTAATTATACTAAGCCTGGGTTACGTAAAAGCATATATAATAGAATACTCGCAGGAAATAAAGGCGGTAAGCCTGGGCAAATCTCTGCAAGAAAAATGCAGATGGTAGCTAAAGAATACAAAGCTAAAGGGGGCGGCTATAAATAATGAGTAAAACTAAACAACAAAAAAGTCTCACAGCGTGGGGTAAACAAAAATGGAGGACAAAAAGTGGCAAGCCTTCGATACAAGGTCCGAAAGCTACTGGTGAAAGGTACATGCCAGCTTCGGCTGTTAAGTCTCTTACAGCAGCAGAACACGCTGCAACCACTAGGGCAAAGAGAAAAGCTACAGCAAAAGGTAAACAGTTTGCAGCGAATACTCCAAAGGCTAAAAAGAAAATAACTAGAGCAAGGAAAGCATACACATGAGTAGATTAATAGAGACATTAAGACGACATGAAGGAGTTAAGAATACACTTTATAAATGTACTTCAGATAAATGGACAATAGGTGTAGGAAGAAATTTAGAAGATGTAGGCATATCAGAAGCTGAAATAGACTATTTATTAGAAAATGATATTACTAGAACAGAAGACTTATTAGATGATTATATGAGCTGGTGGCGAGATTTAGATAGTATAAGACAAGAAGCTATGGTTAACTTTGTCTTTAATGTAGGAATAGGTACAGCTCAAAAGTTTAAAAAGGCAATGGCTGCATTAGAAGAACAAGATTACAATACTGCTGCTGATGAAATGTTAGATTCAGCGTGGGCAAAACAAGTAGGTGATAGAGCTATAGAAGTCACTGAAATGATAAGGACTGGGGAGTATCAGGATTAGCATAAAAAACACCCTTTAAGGGGTAGTCCGTCATTAACTAAAGAGGTAAAATTATGCTAAGAAATAGAAACTACGAAGGTCCAACTATGACCATTTCTCAAGAAATAGATGAGATGAAATACAGACAGAAGGGAGAGTCCTTCAATGATAAGATACAAAGAATAGCTAGAACATTATGTGATGGTGATGAACATAGATTTGTATTAGAAGATATTTTAGGTGAAATGAGATTTTTACCTGCAGGTAGAGTACAATCAGCAATAGGTTCTGAAAGGATTACTACTGCTTATAATTGTTTTGTATCTGGAGAAATAGAAGATAGTATGGATTCTATTATGGAAAGAGCAAAAGAAGCCGCTGAGACTATGAGAAAGGGAGGTGGCATTGGATACGATTTTAGTAAGCTTAGACCGAGGGGGGATCATATTAAGTCTCTCGATAGTAAGTCCTCTGGTCCTATTTCTTTTATGCAGGTGTTTGACTCGGTGTGTCAGACGATTGCTAGCTCTGGTCACAGGAGAGGAGCACAGATGGGTGTCTTACGTATTGACCACCCTGATATACTCGACTTTATTCGTGCTAAACGTAATAATGATAAGCTCACAGGGTTTAATATATCAGTCGGGATTACTGATGCCTTTATGGAAGCTCTGGACAGTGGTTCTGACTACGATCTTTACTTTAATGGTGAGCATCGTGGCAGTCTTTCAGCCCAAATGGTATGGGATGAAGTAATGTCTTCAACTTGGGATTGGGCAGAGCCTGGAGTTTTATTTATTGATAGAATTAAAGAAATGAATAATCTTTGGTACTGTGAAGAGATATACGCAACTAATCCTTGTGGTGAACAACCATTACCAGCTTATGGTGCTTGTTTATTAGGCTCATTTAATCTTACTAAATATCTTGAAAAAGAAAAAGATAAGTATGTATTTAATTTTAAACAATTTAAATCAGATATAAAGCCAGTTGTTCAAGCTATGGATAATGTTGTCGATAGAACTATTTATCCATTAAAAGCTCAAGAAGATGAAGCTAAAAATAAAAGACGTATGGGATTAGGTGTTACAGGCATGGCAAATGCTGGTGAAATGCTTGGTTATCCATATGCATCAAAAGAATTTATGGTATGGGCAGAAAAAATATTTGCATGCCTAAGAGATAACTGTTATAAAGCTTCGGCTGAATTAGCAAAAGATAAAGGTGCTTTTCCTTTATATAGAAAAGATTATTTAAAAAGCAATTATATTAGGTCATTACCAGCTTCCGTTCAAAGTCTCATAAGAGAGAATGGAATACGTAATAGCCATCTTACATCAATCGCACCTACAGGTACAATTAGTATTGTTGGTGATAACGTTAGTGGAGGAATTGAACCTGTTTACAGTCATAAATATGATAGAACTATACAAACATTTGATGGTCCAATCGTTGAAACCGTAGAAGACTATGCTTACTCACATGGAGTAGAGGGTCGCACTGCAGATAGTATTAGCGTAAATGATCATTTAAACGTATTATTATTAGCTCAACACTATATTGACAGTGCATGTTCAAAAACTTGTAACGTAAGTGGTGATGTAGACTATGATTCATTCAAACAAGTATATGTTAATGCATGGAAAGGTGGGGCGAAGGGGTGTACTACGTTCCGTATTGATGGAAAACGATTTGGAATCTTCAACGAAACCGTGGAAGAAGAAAAGAAGGTATCTAGCGAGGCTGAGGAAGTGGCTCAAGAAGAAGACAAGGTTGAAGCTTGCTTTATCGACCCAGCAACTGGCATTAAAGAGTGTGCTTAAAAAAGAACAAAGGGAGAAGTGAATGGCTGACGATTTAATTAATGTTACTGATGTAGCATCTAAAGGTGTTGTGTTTGACACTCCTCCTATAGCTCTTGCTCCTAATATATTTACAGATGCTAGAAATGTTAGGTTTAAGGATGGTGCTATTAGGAAGATGGAAGGTGAATTATTATTAAATAATATAACTGAAGATCTTGTACCAGCTAATGAAGAGTTTGGAAAAGTAAGATATTTCGCAGTATGGGAAAATCCTAATAAACAACCATTGGGTTGCTATTATATTTGGGTTGTTGATTATGTTGTTAGTGATGTAACAGTTGGTCAAAAAATTTATGTACAATACCATACAGGCACGAAAAAAGATATAACACCTAGTGGTCTTAATAGTGGTAATGGATTTTCTTTTACATCTAGTGGTTGGCAACATACTTTATTTAGTGGTGGTTTTGCTTTTATTATTAATAATGGAATAGAAAAGCCACACTATATATTAGACACTCCTGGAAATACAAATATAAATAATATAGTATTAGCAGAACTCCCTGGATGGGATAGTTATCAGGTTGAACAAACAACATTTGATGATACATATGTTCAAGGAGCAACTACAGTATTTGATCTTGGTCAAAAAGTAGACTTTGCAAATAATCAAATTCATGTAACAGGGACTAATAATAAAATAGCACAAGCAGGATCACCTGCAGGCTCAGGTACAGTAAACGGAACTAACTTTATCCCTGGAAATTTACCTTCAAGCACACCTACTGTAACTGGAAATCATTTTCAAATTTATACGGATACAGCAACTAATACTACAGTGATTGTTATTGGTGGATTATCTGTCGGAGATTCAGTAAAAGTTGTTATTGAATCTAGAAATATAGTTAATGTTAGATGTGGCATATTAGAATCTTTTGGAGATATTTTAGTTGCTGGTGATTTAACTGAATTAGACTCTACAAATAATGCAATTATAAGAAGATTGTCTGGTGTTGTTAGAACATCAGATGTGGCAGTGCCAGGGTCTGTTCCTAATAATTGGAATCCATTTGCTTCTGGTGTTAGTACTGCTGATGAATTTACACTATCTGAAACTAACGTTATTAAAGATATGAAATCATTACAGAGTAATATGTATATCTATAGTACAGATAGTATACATGTTATGAGATTAACAGGTAATATAAATGCACCTGTGTCTTTTAGTCCTGTAACTGATGAGTATGGAATACTAACAACTGGTGGTGTTATCGAATATGATGGTAAACATTTTGTAATCGGAAGTAATGATATTTATGTATTTGCTGGAAATCCAGGAGATATACAATCTTTATCAGATCAAAGAGTAAGACAATATTTCTTTAATAACCTTAATCCTATACATGAACAGCAGTTATTTACACTACAAAATCATCAAGAAAATGAGATATGGATTTGTTATCCTACACTAGCTTCTTTTGCTGGTGAGTGTGATGAAGCTCTTATCTGGAATTATAGAGATAATGCATGGACTGTTAGAGATTTAGACAGTGTTACTGCAGGGGATATTGGTCCTATTAAAGGAGGAGGGATACCTACTGCAACTATTGCTCTTACAGGTAATTCAGGTAATGCTGGTTACACTAATAGAGGAAAGAAGGAAGTACAAGCAGTCACTATTAACGGTAGCACACCAAAGAAAACGATAGGAACTAAAGCTATTAAAACAATATCTGTCGGTACATTTACAACATTTACTACAGATACATTAGAAATAATTGATCTCACTCTTACAGGAGACAGTGGACCAAACACAGTTACAGCTAGAAGTACACTTACTTTTCCTTCATCAAGTACATTTACTTATGACAGAGATAAAAGTACTTTTTTAGATGGTGGTGCAAGTGTTATTATTACAGGTGATAGTAGTATTGGTACAGTAAACCTTCCAGCAAGTGCATTACTAGGTACTAATCAAGCCGATGGTGCTACAATAACAATGACAATATTAGTAGCGGCAGTTAGAGATTATATCAATAGTAACAATGCCTTAGCTGATTTTACTGCAACTGCAAGTACAAATGTATTAACATTAACTTCTGATGTTCCTGGACCAAGAGCTTTTAGCACTAGTTCATTAGCTATTGGGGGTGGCTCAACTACCAATCTTACAGTTGCTTCTACTAGAACAGGTGTAGGTGTATATGGAATAACAGCTGCATTAAGTCCAGCTATTAGTATGAGAATACAGGCTAGTGCTGTTGGTGGATTACATGATGCTATTGATGAAACAATAACATTTAGCACTGGAAAAAATAGTCAAGCTTTATTAGCTGCAGATGCGTTGTCATTATTACAGGCTAAAACAGTATTTAATGGTGGCAGTAGCTCTATTTATAGTGTATCGAATGTTAATGATAAAGTTAGATTTATTTCTAGATTAGGAGGAAATCATAGTGCTCTTACTATTACATTTAAAACTACCTATGGAGGTACTGATTATACAGAAACTACATTTGGTGGTGATGTAACAAGTAGTGTTAATGTAGTAACTCCTGGAGTAGATAGAAGCATACCTCCAATAACTATGACATTGACTTTTCCAGCAGGAAATACTGCAGTAAAGGTTTTAGAAGGTACATTCAGTCGTGCCAATATAGTAACTGAAATAGATACTCTAGTAGATGCAGATAATAACTGGACAGGTGCTACAAGTACAGGTTTGGTAACAGCAACAGCTGGTGCAGTTGGAGTTCAAAGTAATAACTTTGGAGTTGCCTTAACAAGTATAGGATCACTGCCTAGTGGATTTACAAATAGTACATTCACAACAGCACAAACAAGAGCAGGTCGAGCAGCACATAGTACAACAGATACTATAACTCTTACTCCTCCTCTTGGAAATGCAATAACAGTTAACTTTAATAGCACATCTGCATTTGATCCTGACTCAGGAAGTAGTCCTACTAATGTAGAAGCCATAACTGCAACAGAAATAGCTACAGCATTACAAGCAGCATGGACAGATACAACTTATTTTACAGTAGCAAGAACTAATGAAGTATTAACCTTTACAAGTGTATCTAGAACAAATATAACTGGTTCATTTAATTATACAGTTGCTCAAGGTACATCAAGAACTGGTACATTAGTCAGTCCTTTGATTGCAAATTCTACAGGAAGTGATATAGCAGTTACTGAAGGTATTGCAGCAACATATGCAAAAATGACTCGTGTTACTATAACTCTACAAACTCTTGCAGGAGATAGTGTAATATGGGATAAGCATTATGGAGAAGGTCCAGGAAGATTATTAGATCCTGATTTTACTCCAGCTGCAAATGATAATACTTATGGTGATACAGGTGCGACTAGTGCTTCTGCATATTTAGCAACTTACTATAATCCAGATGCAACTCAAAATGCAACTGAATTAGCTAAACCTAATGGAGTAGTTGTTAATACATTAATAGCAATGCAACAAGCATTAGCTTCTATTAGTTCTAATCAATTACTATTAGTAACACCTGATAATGCAAGTACACCTACTAGTATAGAGATTAGCCCTAGTCAATTTAGTTCAACAGCTAACTATGTTAAATCATTTAGTCCAGCAACTCAAGTAGTAAATGCAAGTGTTGCACCAACTACGACTGCACTTACTAACGTAGCTGAAGGACAAACAGTTGCGGCAACTAATCCTACTCAAAATACAAGTGGAACTACTATAAATACTACATTTGATATTGTTAGACCATGGAGTAATCTTAATATTAACCCTAATAAATCATTTCCTATCTTTGCAGAAAGTGGATTTAATGATGGTACATTATTTAATCGTATAAGAGCTGCAGATCTTGGTTATGACTTTGGAGGAACTAATTATATTTCTTATGTAGAAAGACAACAGATGTCGATTACACCTAACTTTGACACAGAGACTGTTAGTAGTATAGCTTTGTGGGCAGATGGAGGTACTATAGCTACTGTTGGAGGAGAACCTCAAAGAGCTACACTTCATGTTAGAGCAAGAGGAACTAATTACCCTGGAGAAGATCCATTCTTAACTACAGAAGAAGATAACGCCCAAAGTAATGCTAAGGCAAATAAACTTACGGTTAATGATTTTACAGTAGCTAGTAGCTATAAAGTAGGAACAAGAACTCAAGGTCGATTTATTAACTATAGAATAGATGATGCAGCTAAAAGCACTTCGTCTAGTTATAGTGCAGCTAATAATAAAGCTTGGAATATATCTGGTCTTCAAATGAAAGTAAGCAAAGGAGGTGAACGTTAATGGCTATTAATAATCCTCCTTTAACAGATAATAATACCCTTAATATGGTGTTATTGGAATTAGTAAGAGAAGTGAATTTATTAGAACAAAGACAATTAAAACTTTTGGCTGATATAAGAGCCGCTAGTAATTTTGCTGACTTAAAAATAAGGATAGATCAGAAATGATAAAACTCATAGAAGATAATGATGTATTCGAAGCAATACAGCTGATGAATAAATCTACTCAAGGTCAATTTTATGGCTATGAAAGAAATGAAGCTATATGGATAGAATATTTTTTGTCATTGGTTAAAAAACAAAAAGAGGGAAGTCCTCATGCATTGGTTATCGGAGATTATGTCGATAATAAATTAAGAGGATTTCTGTCTGCTTGTACATTTAGTAATTACTATGATAAACAATGGGTTATGGATGTTAAAGATTGTATTGTAGATGAAGATCATCAAAACCCTTTTGTTGTGTATCGGTTATTTGATTATATGATGAAACATATTAAGAAGCATGGTGGAAAACATTGGCGAGCAGACTCTGTTCGTACTGAAGAAGAAGCATATAAGTATGGTCGCTTCTTACAAAAAAGATATAATGCAGAACTACATGTCTCAGTAAGAGGTGTAATACAGGAGAATAAAGATGAATGATTATGAGCCTAATTTAGGTATATATGATATGAGAAGAGATACAGAAGGATTACCTGAATCTCTCGCCAATAAAATAAATACTAATATATGTATGAAAGGTGGTGGTGGTGGCACAACCGTAACTGAATCAGGTATGGCTAAAGAGTTTAGACCTATTTATAAAGAGGCTATGGAAGATGCTCTTGCTGGTTATAAACAGAGAAGAGGTCAAGGAGTTACTGCTACAGTAGCTGATCTTAGCCCTGAACAAAGAGAAGCTTTAGCATTTCAATCAGCTTCGGCTAGAGATGCTATCAGAGGCAGTGGTGCTTATGATACAAGAGCCGCCCAAGAGAGAGCTTTGAAAGATACTCTAGGTCAAATGATGGGTCAAGCATCTACTGGTGGTGCTCTCGGTTCTGCAAGAACACAAGCAGCTATGTCAGGAGCATTAGCTAATCAATCATTAGAACAACAAAGACAAAGACAAGCAGATATCTTATCAGGAATACAAGCATTAGGACAAGCTGGAACAACTAAACAAAAGTTTCAACAACAACTTATTGATGCTCCTTATACAGAACAAAAGAGACTTGCAGGATTACTATCAGGTGCTCCTCAAACTTCAACACAGACATCTAGTGGAGGTGGCAAATGATTGATCTTGCATTAAGCCCAGAAGAAGAACAAAAAAGAAAGCAAGCTATACAAATGCAACAAGCCCCTTTAGCAATGGGTTCAGCTCCTCAACCTCAAAAAGGAATGGCTGGACAAATGAGTGATATGGTAAAGCAAAAGTTAATGTCTGATGCTGCTGGTGCTGGAGCTACTGCATTAACCGAAGGATTAAAGAGTGCAGGCACATCTGCCTTGGGTGGAAGTGCTATGACAGGCATATCTACAGCTATGCCTTATGTTGGTGCTGGTTTACTTGCTGGTAAAATGTTTGGTTTGTTTAATCAAGGTGGACAAGTCGGACCATTAGGCACACAGTACCACGCTAAAGGTACTAAACCAGATTTTTTAGATTTAGATAAAGATGAAAATACTACTGAGCCTATGGAAGAAGCTGCTAAATCTGCCCAATACAAAGCACAAGGCGGAATGACAGAAGCAGCTGCAAGAGCATTGATGATGAATCAACCAGACCCAAGTCAATTATACGATGAGGTAATGGCTGAAAGTATGACTGAAGCAGCTCAACAAGTACCTACACCAATGATGAGACCACCATTATCGGTAGATCCTTTTGGAGCAGATACAACATCAAACATTTATGATATGATAAGACCTGATAACGCACCTAACACATAGGAGAACAATATGGCACTTAGATCTAGTGGAGGAACAACTGCATATCAACCCTCACCTTCAATACAACCGAAGTATGGGTTTAGATATTTTGGTTCATCTTTTGCACCAGCTACAAGCCCAGCGAGCATACCTCCTTCTCAGTATACTATTCCAAGCTATGAAGCTCCTGTCGCTACACCAACACCATATGCAGATAGTACACCAATGACTATGGGTGGTGATGATAATAATGAGAGTGCTTTAGCAAGTACACAAATGTCTATTGATCAAGCCAATAGGGAAGTTAAGGAATCAAATAGAGGACAAGACTTTGGAGCATCAGCTATGTATGGACCAAGTCCAATGAGTATGATCCCAGGCTACGGATTATTTGGACCATCAGTTCCTACAAGTGGTTATGGAACTCCTGGAACTTATAGCAGTATTACTGGAGGTAAATTTGATGAACAAGGTAGATCAATAGATCCTATCACAGGCTATGCAAATCCTGAGTATGCTACAATGGGAGCATTTGCAAATCAAATTATGGATGATCCTCTTGGTAATATTCTTGGTGATCCTAAGAATGCTTTTGATTATGATCCTAATTCTAAAAAGATGCAAGAAGTTCAATTTGCAGAAGCCAAAGGTTTAGACACAGACAAAGCGGCTACTAAAGCTTTAATGGATAAAGGAATTAGTGAAGCCCAAGCTCAGCCTGGAACAGCTACACATGATGCAGCATTAGGGATAGGATATTCAGATACAGGAGCAGCTCCAACTGGATCTCAATTTAGTAGTACAGGTACATTTTCTACAGGCAGTAATGCAGCATCACCTTCAGTAGATACTGGAGGAGTATACGGAGGTGATATAACTGATGAACAAGATTCTGGAAATGATACTGGATCAACAAGTTCTACTGCAACTGCAGGTCAAGGACAAGGTACAGGAACAAGTTATGCAGATGATGCTGCTGCATCAGACTCAGGTGGAGGTGGTAAGTAATGAATATTAAGAAGTACACAGAAAAAGATAGGTATGGAAATATGTTTTCCTACGAGTTTGATGTTCCTTCTATGCAAGAAATACCTCAGCCAGATCCAGAAATATTTAAACCAAAAGGAACAGATACAGTTCCAGCTATGTTAACTCCTGGAGAGAATGTTATTAATGCAGAAGCATCAAGACTTCCTGGAGTTCAACCTATGTTAGATGAACTTAATGATGTTGGTCGTGCTATTCAAAAGAAACAAGGTGGACCAATTCCTAGTTATAAACAAGAAGGAGGTGTTATTGTCGATGATGCTATGCTTGATGCTATTAAGAAAGTAGAATCAGGTGGTGATCCTCAAGCCTTATCAGGTGTAGGAGCTGGTGGACAATATCAGATAATGCCTAAGACAGCGTTACAGCCTGGATATGGAGTAACTCCTATCACATTAGAAGAACGATTTGATCCTAATATATCTAGAAATTTTGCTAAAGAATATTTACAAGGTATTATAAAGCAGCATCCAGAGTTCACTAAAGATCAAGTATTAACTGCTTATCACTCAGGTGTTGGTAATGTCCTTAAAGATAATATTGGACCTGAAGGTAAAGCATATGCTCCAAAAGTAAATGCAGCTATGAATGAAATACCTATGATCACATACGACATGACTGAGCAAAAGCCTGGAATGATGTCTGCACAAGCAAGTACAAGTGATATTCCTCCTAAAGAAGATATTAGTTTTCTTGATTCATTAAGAAAGAAAATTGATGAAACATTTCCTTCAATAGCAGAAGATGAAACTATTAAAAAGAGAAGGAAAAAGAATGAAAGAAAAACAGCTGCTATAGAAGAAAAGATTGCTAAAGAAGGTACTTTATTTTCTGATGGTTTAAATGATGCTGAAAAAGATTTAAGTGAATTTAAAAAAGAGCTGGTTAAAAAAGGAAGTAATGTAACCGATTCTGATGCAGAAAAATTAAAGGCATTAACTGAAAAAAGAAATAGTCTTAAAACTGCGTATGAAGAAAAAGTAAAACAACGTAAAGAGGCTATGAAACCTACAGAAGATGAAATAAAAGCTAAAGAAAAAATAGACATTCTGTTAGGAAAGAAAAGTAAATCTGAAAAAATAGAAGAGCAAAAGAAAGCAGCTCAAGTTATTTCAGATCAATTAGCTAATGAAGAAGACATTGATCAGACAGTTATGACTAATGAAGAAGTGTCTCAGTATATAAAAGATAACCCAGGAAAAACTATTGCCGATAAGTTTATTGATAAGGGTAAAGAAGTCGGTGGTGTTATATTAGATAAATCTATGGAGTATTTTAAAGATGCCTTTTCAAGTATGTTTGACGGTGAAGAACTCGCAAGGATGGCTCTTATATATGCTGGTTCTCGTGCTATGGGGTACAATCACGGTGCTTCTTTAAACTATGGCATGAAGAATTATATTAAGCGTGTTGATGCTAATCAAGCTTATGCAAAGAAAGCAGTATTAGACAAAGACTTTGCAGATAGATATACAGCAGAATCTCTTGCCAAATATTCTAAGTCAGCAAATGTAGAAGATCTTGTTCCAAAGTCTACAGCAGTTAGTTTACAGACTGTTTCAGGTAATGTCTATATCCCTGGATATGGTAAAGCAACTACATTTAAAGGTGATGATAAAGTAGAATATGTTACTATCGAAGGTATGAAATATCCTGCATCTAGTATAAAAGGCATAGAAAA